GGCCATTGTGCGTGTCACGTGGTATCGAGATGGCAAAGCAGATGAGGTAGATGAAGTGGTGCTGCATGAAGATGGGCAAAATGGCTATGACGCTTTTGCAGCACTGGTGCAAACAGCATTAAAGCAATGCGCTAATGTCAGCATCCGATCTGGGTATGCACCTGAGGATCTTGGCATCTACCAATGAGCACCCCTGCCGCGCTATACCGTAATGCCATCGACTTGAACCGCTACAGCAATAGCGTGGCGCGGCGGATCATCAATGCGTATAACGACATCATCATTGATGCAGTTAATCAACTACGCACGATTGATGACCTAGCGGCACCAGTTAAAGCGGCACGGTTGCGCGGCATCTTGGCGCAACTTAAGGAGTCGCTTGGCACATGGGCTGGTGATGCAACCGAATTGACCGCAGTGGAGTTGCAAGGCATTGCGCAGTTGCAGTCTGAGTTTGTGGCAGACCAGTTAGCACGTGCGCTACCTGCTGGCGCTAGGGATGCAGTACGCACTGTGGAGATCAGCCCGCAATTTGCTCAAAGCGTGGTCACCACTGACCCCACACAATTCAATGTGGTTGCATTATCGGATGACCTATTTGCAGCAGTGCAAGGCGCACCGCAAACATTCAGCCTGACCGCTGCGCGAGGTGCCGCCATTACGTTGCCCAACGGCGAGGTGGTCAGCAAGGCCTTTCGTGGCATTGCAGTCGATCAGGCAGAGCGGTTCAGCCAAGTGGTGCGGCAAGGGCTGCTGACCGGTGAGCCGACACCAGCCATTGCCAAGCGGTTGATCGGCAGCCTTGAGCGCAGCGACGAACGGCTGGTATTTGGCGAAGCAGCAACTACAAGAGAGCAGCTTCGTGCCGCTGGGATTTTAAGAGACAGGCGTCTTGGCATTAAAAGAATTATTTCTTCTGGCGGCGAACTAACGTCAATGGCCGACAACCAAATCATCACGCTTGTCCGCACCAGCATTAACCAGGTGGCCAACAGCGCCAGCCAGCAGGTATATGAAGCAAATCAAGACATCACTAAAAAGTATCGCTATGTGGCAACACTGGACACCCGCACCAGCAGCATTTGTCGTGCATTGGATGGTAAAGAGTTTGAATATGGCAAGGGGCCAACACCGCCGCAGCACTTCAACTGCCGATCAACGACAGTGCCGGTGATTGATTACGAGGGTCTAGGCTTCACGCCGCCACCACCCGCTAAGCGTGCATCAACGGGCGGCCAGGTGCCAGCAGATCAAACTTATGGCCAATGGCTAGCCAAACAGCCGAGTGACGTCAAGGCCGAAGCGCTTGGCCCCGGCAAGGTTGCATATTTCAACCGCCTTGCTGATAAGTATGGGCCAACCAATGCCATCGCCAAGCTGGTGCGTGATGATGGCTCTGAGTTAACCTTAGAACAGCTCCGCAAACGATATGGACCTGCCTAGCCTTCGGCATTTCCGCAATACCGGCATCTATAGCGACCCGGTTGAGGCGCTCGTTGGTGAGGCATGGGTGCCAGCGGTTTACACCGATAAAGGCTGGGCAACGGCTGATGGCGCTAACCTGCTGCTAGGTATCCAGGAGTGGCGTGATGCCGCTGAAGCGGGGCAAGTCGCAGGATGTGATCTCAGAGAACATCCGCCGCGAAATCAAGGCGGGCAGGTCGCCAAAGCAGGCGCAGGCAATCGCTCTCGCCAAAGCAGGAAAAAGCAAACGCAAGCCTAAGTAAGCTGACTCCATCACCGCACTAAGGCAATGCCCGGTCATTATGGCAGCATGAAGCCCAAGCCCATGACATCAAAGGGCACCAAAAAGAAAGGCGGTAAGAAAAAGTGAAACGCGGTGATCGTGTCGCTTGGACGTACCAAGGTAAACGCACCTTTGGCGTTGTCACCAGCATCGGCGGCGAGCGCGCCACCATACCCACGCGCAGTGGCGGTAGCGTCACTCGTGTAGGCAGCAAGGATGATCCAATCGTGCGGATCAAATCTGAGTCCACCGGCAATGCAGTGGTCAAGAAGCGTTCCGAGCTGAAGCCCGCACCAAGGCGATGATCACCTATCGCGGCGAGCAATTTGAGGGTTACAACAAACCCAAGCGGACACCTAAGCATCCCAACAAATCGCACGCGGTATTAGCCAAAGAAGGCGAAACTGTCAAGCTCATCCGCTTTGGCCAGCAGGGCGTATCTGGCTCACCAGCACAAAAAGGAGAATCAGCAGCAGACAAGGCCAGAAGGGCATCATTTAAAGCACGACACGCCAGCAACATAGCTAAAGGCAAGATGTCGGCTGCCTATTGGGCAAATCGTGAAAAGTGGTAACCTATGCATGTACTTAACCCTGCGGGTTATCCATGTCTGAAGAAAACCAAACCCAAGAGCCTGCGGCTACTGGGATTGACACCGACGCGTTGCAGCGCAGCGTTGAGGCACTTGAACGCAAAAATCAAGAGTTGATTGCTGAACTTCGGCAAGCAAAATCCAAGACTTCAAAAGTGCCGGATGGTGTCAATGTCGATGAACTGCTGGAGTTCAAGCGTCGCGCCGAGCAAGCCGAACTTGAATCCCAAGGAAAATACCAAGAAGCCCGACAGGCTCTGGAGCAACAGTTCCGTGAGGCGACGGCGCAAAAGGACCAGCGCATTGCAGAACTTGAAATCCGCGTCCGTGAACTAGAGCTGGTCACGCCAGCCGTCACCGCATTGGCGGAAATTGTCCACGACCCCGACTTGGTACTTAAGACCAAGTTGAGTGCTGAGCAGATCGAACGCGACACTGACGGCACTGTCGTCGTAGTCGATGGCTACCAGCGGACGCCTGTCATTGAATGGGCCAAGACCTTACCGGCATGGATGCAAAAGCAACCGCGCCCACAGGGCTCTGGTGCACCAACTAGCGGCGCATCAGCCAGTGTTCCTGCTGGCATGAAGAACCCATTCAGCCCAGATTCATTCAATTTGACTGAGCAATCACGACTGTTTAAGACAGATCGGGATCTGTACGACCGCCTTAAAGCTGCCGCTAGCCGCTAACATATTGCCAGCCGGCTGCGCTGGTGATATAGGGCTGCGCCCAAACCGTAAACCATTTCAGGTGATCAATCATGGCGACTCTTCGCTCTGACATCATCATCCCCGAGGTTTTTACTCCTTACGTCATTGAGCAAACCACCTTCCGTGATGCCTTCCTGGCTAGCGGTGTGGTGCAGCCGATGGCTGAGTTGAATGCAACCGAGGGCGGTGATTTCATCAACGTGCCTTTCTGGAAAGCCAACCTTTCCGGTGACTTTGAGGTGCTGTCCGATAGCAGCAGCCTCACCCCCGGCAAGATCCAAGCTGACAAGCAAGTCGGCGTGATCCTGCACCGTGGCCGTGCCTTTGAGGCTCGTGATCTGGCTGCTCTGGCTGCTGGTTCTGACCCCATGGCCGCCATCGGCGCCAAGATCGCTGATTACATCGCTAACCAGCGTCAAAAGGATCTGCTGTCTTGCCTCGCTGGTGTGTTCGGAAGCATCGGCAGCACCTCTAGCTCTGCTGCTTTCTTCCCGCTGACCATTGACGGTGAGTCGGGCGACACCCCTACCACGCTGAGCCCCCGCCACGTGGCAGAAGCCCGCAGCCTGCTGGGCGACCAAGGCGATAAGCTCGCCGCTGTTGCCATGCACTCCAAGGTCTACTACGACTTGGTTGAGCGCAAGGCCATCGATTATGTGACCGAGACCGACGCTCGTCTGACGTCTTCGGTGACTGATTTCGTTGGCGGCAGCATTGCTGGTGCTTACGGCAACCCCACGGTTCCTACCTACATGGGTCTGCGTGTCATCGTCTCCGATGATGTGCAAACCGATGGCAGCGGTAGCTCCACCGAGTACGCCACCTACTTCTTCACCCAAGGCGCTATTGCCTCTGGTGAGCAGATGGCGATGCAGACTGAAACCGACCGTGACATCCTCGCCAAGAGCGATGCCATGTCGATTGACCTGCACTACTGCTACCACCCCGTTGGTGCTAAGTGGGGCGTGACCACCTCGAACCCGACCCGCGCTCAACTGGCAACGGTTGGCAACTGGTCGAAGGTGTACGAAACCAAGAACCTTGGTATCGTGCGGGCGACCAACACCTCTAACTTCGATTGAGGTAACTGATCATGGCACAACCTTCCCAGTTTGAACTGTCCACCGAGCAGTACCTCGAAGCCACTTTTTACGGGGCATCCTCGATTGCCGACGTGCAATTCTGGACTGCTCCCGTTAAATGTGAAGTGGTAGCAGTGCGTGAAGTTCACGCCACTGCTGGTAGCGATGGCAGCGCCGTAACCGGCACCGTTCGTCGTTGCCAAGGCACTG